CGGTATTTCGCTCAATGATGTTGGCAATAATAAATCTACTTTCATAACCCTATAACCTTTTTATTTTTAATTTGTATTACCTAAAGAATAGAATACTCCCCAAAGTTTTTATTTAATCCTATTGTTTCCATCTCGTGATACCTGACCGCATCCAAAGCGTGATTGAATTTGTCAATAGGTTTATTCAGTTGCTTACCTGTTTTATCCTTATCCCAACAATAGCTTCGCAGCTCTTTGATTAGGTTTGTGCTTTGAGAGGTTACCAAATAGTCTTGCCTTTGCATTACATCAATTCCGTAATTAACCGAATCCTTGCCTTTCGTTACTCCTTTAATCGTGATTCCGTAGCGTTGAATATCTGCGATTGATTTAGGTTCGGCAGAATCTGCGTAAACTGGAACGTCTTTCGGTAGGATTTTAGAAATGTCGCTATTCAGTAATCCTGTTTGATATGTCATTTCGTCAAGGATTCGTTGCTCGTTGTATTTGTAAACTGCCATGATTGCCGTTGGATCCGCAGAATATCCAAAGTCTAATCCTATTCCAATCAATCTTGCTTCATCAGGTATCTTGTCAATTGTCTTGTAGTTCGTGAATACTGCGCCTTGCAATTGACCCACCTTGCCCTCTCCGTAAACCATCCACCAATTGCGCCAATATGCGCTTGTTCTTGCTTTTAAGCGATTCTTTTCTATTTGTTGAACGATGCCCTTATCAAGCGCCTCATTGTCCTTATACGTTAAAATTAAGAAATCAGCATCAGGCTCGTCTTTTACTTCCCTATGGACCCAAAACTCATTGGCTGGATTAAAGTCAAGGTAAATTTCTTTTTTTGTTCTTATGCTCAGTTCGTTGTATGATTCAAAAGATACATTGTTGCACTCGTTTATGTAAAGAATGTCTCGCCTTGCGCCTCGAAGCTTGCTTGAGTCATCGGCGCTAAAGAACTCAATAAAACTTCCATTTATAAATTGGTATTTGAGCAAAGATTTATTGAAGCTTGTTTCCGTATATCGTCTCCCCCACTTCATAATTTTTTCAAAATCTCGAACCGCTCCCCTACGCAAATGCGGTATAGATTCCGCAACTACGCTAATCTCCAAGTTCGGAAAGTTCATTGCTTTGTTTATGAGAATAAAAAGCGTGCTGAATGTTTTGGAAGCGGATGTGCCTCCCTGAATTATTTTGATTCGTTTTTTTAAACGATTAATCTTTCTCGCTGCTGTCGTCTCTTTCAGCATCTAAATTAAAAAATGGTAATTCAATATTAGTTTGCTCAACTTGCTGGATTGGTTGCCCATAAGCTGAGTCCATCAATTTTTGATAGGCTTGCGTATCTCCTTCCCTTGCTTTTTTGATTAGAGCTAAAGTCATTAAATCCTCTTGGCTCATGTCTTCCAATTCGCTTGTTAAAGGATTCTTTAAATTCTGCTCAACGGATAGCCATCTCTTTGCTATTGTGCTTCGGTTCTTGCTTCCCTTTGGTCTGCCTTTTGGGTTTCCTGATTCGCCTTTTTTAAATGGTATTAGATTCTTGTTAGCCATAATATTATTTTAATTCATAACTTGCTGTTATTCTGTTTTCTGATGTTTGCATATTTCCTACAGTTGTACCTTTTGATTGACTTTTTGTTCTTGATATTCTTGTGCAAATCCATTCTTTAGATTTTTTTAAAGCATAAATCAAACTTGGTGCAGACGTAACTATATTAAATCTCCATTTTTCTTTTTTATATATTTTACCAACTTCATTTAAAAGCTTTAAACCTATACCTACTCCTTGGTAATCGGGTAAAATAACCAATCTGTGTACTTTTTTAATTGTTTTAGCTTTTGGATGAGGAAAATGTAAAACACTAATAAATCCTGCTATTTCGTTATTAATTGTAGCTATAAATACATTTGCCGCGTTATTATGCGTATGACTTAAATAGTGATGTTTAGCAAACATTTTCCAAATTGATTTATCTCTGTATTTGAATATTTTAAATTCAATTTTTGGTTTATTTTTTTTTTGCCCTTCAAGATTTTGAAAGGTCATTGTATCTGTATTAAAAACCCAATCAGGCATTAGCCAATCTTTTACGTCAAAATGACAAGTAACAGCTATAAATTGTTTATTTGTTTTTCTTATTGCTTTTTGCATTGCAAAAGAACCTATTTTAGCCACGTTTCTATCCACAACACTTGTAAATTCATCAAACACAAACAAATTATTTTGTTCTAACATTGCCCTTGCTAAATCTACTCTCATTTTTTCTCCATTACTCAAAACAGCATAAGATTTTAACCAACTTGGCGGACTTGAAAAGCCTACAGAATTAAATGCTTTTGTAATTTGTTCTACATTGCAATGTTTTGGCATATCATCCAAAACTGTTTGATTGCTATAATCATATGCAGTAATATAAGCGTTTTTAAATAATTGTTTGGCGATTGTAGTTTTACCTGTTCCGCTTTTACCTACAATTAAACCTATACTCCATTTATTAGGTATATCAATATTACCTGTAAAATGTTCTGTAATGTTTTCAGATTGCAAATCAAATTTGCCAATAACAGAAGCTACTCTAAATGTTTGAGTTGGTTTTGATTCTTTTATAATGTCAAAATTCGGCATTCGTGTCCTTGTTCTATTAATTTGTTATAAGTATTTTCTTGATGTTCTTCGTCTTTACATATTATTTCTATTCTATATAAATTATCAATAGTATCTGATATGTCTTTTATTTCAGGATTTTCATTTAATAAAATTGGTAAGTCTAAACCCCAATTTTCTAAATCTTCAATTTCAAATTCATTAGCCAAAGCATCCCAATCCCATTCCCCTAAGCTTAGATTGTCCTTTACTATGAACTCCCTCTGTTGTTCCTCTGTTAACGAACTGGCTTTGATTATGTAAACTTCTTTTAATCCAGCCTCTTTGCAAGCTCTTAATCTTTGGTTTCCTCCGAGTACAATGTTATCGTCATTTACTATGATAGAACGCAACTGCAACATCCAGGGAGCTTCCTTTATCGACTTAACTAATTTACGGAAGTCATCATTCTTTATTACCCTTGGGTTATTTGGGTTATTCTTTACCTGAGATATTTTTACCTTTTCTATTTGCATTATTCGTATGTTTCAAAAACCGTTTTCATCTTGTTATGTATTTCCCTTAGACAACTTGCGCAGTTTGTTGCGTTTGTTTTTACTCTAAAAATACGGCTGTATATTTTTATCATTTGGTCTCTTTCGCTTGGGCGGTAAGTTGTGGATCCTTTTGCAAACCATTCCTTTAGCCAGTTGTATTCGTCTTCCAGTAAGCAATCAGGCTGCTTTGTGTTTCTGAATAATTCGTTGAGCTTCTCCTTACGTTTATCGCATCCGCAGTCCTCGCCTAAGATAAACTTTGCTACCTTTGCAGCTCCTGTCTTTTCCAATACCTCCTCTACTATATCTCCGACTTCTTTCTTGGGTTGCTTTATTGGCTTCCGTTTTTTTGTTGTTTTACTCATTTCCTAATTTTTTAAATATGATTATTTTATACTTGAAAATATTGAAGATACGCTTTACTTCGTATTGTGGTTTCATCTTATTTCTTTAAATGCACAAAAGCGATTCCATTACGTCTATTTCCTTTTGCGTTTGCGTATCTGCTTTCAGGTTGCCTACAAGCTTGCTTTTTAATCTGCGTATCTCTTGCTTGATGTATTTGGTTCGATATATTGGTTTGGTATCCTCTTGCTTTTGAACTATGTATCCGTGTTCCTCCAGGAACTTAATGCTTTCCTCAATCTTTGCTTGTTGTTCTCGGTAGTGATTAAATATTTGATTATCTATTGCCATCTTTTTTTAGTTGTTTATATATTCCTTTCTCTGTTTCGCTTAAAGATGCAAAGTTGTATATCTTATCCTCAAGCATTTCTCTTTCTGTTTTATAGTATGGTTCGTCTTTATGCCCTAAAGCTGAAGCATGCCTAAACCAAACTCTCCGTTTAGTGCTTTTGCTGTTTCCTATTTTTACCTCTTTGTATTTCATTTAGTCGTAGCCTTCCATTTCGTCTTTGTAATCTTCTCTTTTAGGATCAACAAGCTTACAAGTGTCAATTATTTTGCCGTTGCTCATCTCTATGTAATCAAAATACTTTTGCCTAAGCTTTTCTTGTATTAAATTTTTTGAGCGTTTGATACTATAAAATATCGTCTTTGTGCTGATGTCGCTGCCCTCCGCTATTTGCCGCATTGTCAAAGTCCTATCTCTGTTTGAATCTCTAATGCCAGTATATAGTTTGAAAAGCTCATTGTCAAAATATTGCCATTGATTGACCTCTTTGATTATTTCCGCTCTCAGGTTTTCGCTATTGCTCGGCTCATAGTAATCGTAATTTACAGATAACGATTTGTCGTAAACAATTACTTTTGCAGCCTTTTTCTTTTCGGCTTTGAAGTCTAAAAACAATCGTTTTAATATAGTGTAAAGGTACCCCATATTAGGCTCGCCGTCTTTAAATACTTTCTCTTCCTTTCCGTATTTCATTAGCTTGATATAGAACTCTTGTACAATATCCTCAGCGTAAAAATGCTCGCCTAAGTCGTGAATGATCCTGATAAAATCATCTTGCCTTGCTTGAACTTTTACAATCCATTCCATTGTTTAGAATCTAATCAAAAGTAGTGATAATTTTTTAATCATTAAAAAGCCGAACATTTCTGCTCGGCTAATTACTCACAATTACCCTCGTATTAAAAAGGGATGTCATCTGCTTCCTTACTTTCGTAGGAAACCTTATCGTCTTCAACTCGGTTAAATCTCCAAGCCTCCAAAGTGTTAAAATATTTTACTTCGCCTTTTGGAGAAGTCCATTCTCTGCCTCGTATGTTTATATCAGCATCAATTGCATCTCCTACCTCGTACTCATCCAGCAAACCGCATTTATCTTGCGTTAGCTGCAATGAAACCAATTGAGGGTACTTATCCTCCGTTTCAATTACAAAGTCTCTCTTTGCAAATTTTTGACTGATTTGTTGGGTTTCCCCTTTTAGGTGTAATCTTCCTTTTACATTCATTTGTTTTTATTTTAAAATTGTTTTTAATTCTTTCGAGTTTTCATATAATTAATACCTTAAACTAACTTTTTTTCTTGACCTATAATTATAAATATCTTCTATTAAAGTTTTGTATTGTGTTCTATTTGAACAATCAACTAAAGCAATAGGTTGCAATGTAAGCTTGTGTATAAATTCATTAAAATCAAATTTTTCATTATTAAATAAACTAATCATTGTAGCAACAAAACCGCTTCTATTATAATTAATGTAATAAGGTTTAATCATTCTTATTTTATTCGCCCAATCTTGTGCTATTTCAAAATCTCTACCTATCCAAGTTCCATTTTCAAACACTTCAAGGTTTTCCCCAAGTCTATTGTGAGTATTATCTGTTGTATTATTACAAAAGGCAATACAAACAGAAAGTGTATAATCATTATTGTTTTTAAAAAATCTTTTTAATTTAACATACGAATTTATACCAGTCTTTGCGTAACCATTCATAAAATCTTTTTTAGTCCAATTCTTTTGATTTAAATTTAATGTATGCACCTCATTTAGGTTATAACCTTGTATTACAATATAATATATAAAAGTTTTACAATTTTTTGCTGCTTGTAACCTGTGTTGACCGTCTATGACTTGCATATTTTCATTAACTAAAATAGGATTGCACTTCATACCATATACTGAAATACTATCACAAATTCGCTTAACGTGTTTAACGTTTAATATCCTATTTCCGTCTATGTTATTAAATATTGTTAGGTTATTTGTTTTATATACATAATTTATTGTTTTTCCGTATATATTTTCTTTTTGATTTGTTTCTTTTACAAGTGTGTTATTCATTATTATTGATTTATTAGTTTAATAAAGTGTTATAATACTCTCGGCATTCCTTAACTCGGTTGTAAATCTTTTCAATTGTTTCAGGATCGTAATCAATCTCATAGCATTTAATTCTTTGCTCCTTTGGTACTCTCTCAAAGTTGTGTTGCATTTCTACTGCATTTCGTACGATTGGGTTGTCTTCTATTTCTTTGAGCTTGTAATGCACTCTCCTAACCTCATCTTCAACGATATCGCTCGGTGTATCTACTAAGCAATATACAAGGTATGCTTTTCGTCTTCCCGTAAGCTCCATATAACCTTGCAACTGGTAATAGTAGTCCTTGTTTGGTATGTCTTTCTTAAACCACGGAAAGGTTGTTGCGTCATAACTACTTTTTACATCAAGCACGAAATCGTCATTCAGTACGTCAGGGGTTCCAGTTAGGTATTCATTTTCGAAATACTCTTCGTTCTTTGACATTACGCCCATCTTTAGAACCTCCTCAGCAAGCTCTATACTTGCATCCTCAACCGCTATGCCCTTATCTATGGCTTTGCTCCATACATCTTTGCTATATCCGTACATATTCTCAATAGCATATTCCTCCAAATAGCCTTGACAGGTCTTGCTCAATTGACCTTTTGTACGGCTGTTGGGCATTATCTTACCAATTGCGGAGCATCTTATCTTAAACTCTTTCATAACTCTGCAAGTTGTTTATTGGTTAATGAATAATTTTCTTTGAGTTTCTCTGCTGTGTACTCTCCGTTGGCAATCATTTCTAAAGCATTTTTGAAAGTAGATGCGTTTAGCTTCTTTTTCTCTTTCGTCTTTCCGTGAGTATTCGTAGAATCCGCATCCTTTGTGTCATCTATTAAGAATAATCCGTTGAGCGCATACTTCCTTGCATAACTGGAGGAAGAACCAAAGCTCTGAGCAATATCCATTCCTTTGCGATTGATGTCAATACCAGCCTGTGCCTTTACCGCTTGTACTTTATTGCCGTCAGTTATCATTGCAGTCGCTTCGACATACATACACCCAGCAGCTTCTTTTACTTCATCTGTAAGATTTAATACTAAGCCATTGAGTAAAGGCTTTACAGCCTCCATAATGTCCTCGCATGAGCGATATTTGTACTTGCCAAAACTATTATACTGATTCTTTGGCGCTTTCAGTTGCTGCTGGATTTCTCCAAGCCTTTCGATTAATTTATTCATAACGTTATTGATTTATTTGATTTATATAATCCTGCACAAGGTCATAATGTATAACATAGCGATTAAAATTGCGATAAGTTTCTCTAAGTTCCTTTTCTCCTTTGTAGTCTCCCTCCAAGCTGCACTTGTTTGCCTCTGCGTATATAGCTTCCTTGTAAGAAATTGCCTTATTAAAACTTAAATCAAAAAGCCATTTGTCTACAATCCGCTCATTGATTATTTCTCTGCCTTGAATTTTGATTGATAAGATTCCAGCGGTCGCTGAAACCTCAATAGGTTTTCCTTTCATAATACGATTTTAATTGTTAGTGGTATAAAATTAATAAAATATTCTTTAAATAAAAATTATTCTTTTAATGCTTTTGTTTTTTGCTTGTATTCCTCAATAATATCTCGCAGCTCCTCCCTTGAATATTTTATAGTCTCATGAGCCTTTGAATGTAATTCAATTAATTCATCTGCTCCGATTCTTTCCTGTATTCCTGTTTGATAGTTCAGCAAGTTTCCGTGTTTGTGTTGGTTACACGCTACACATTGTCCGTGAACATTCCTCTCGTCAAACGTAACAGCCTTGTGCGTGCCGCTGCTGAAATAGTGCCCAGCATCAAATTTAGATCCTAAAGTCTGACCGCAAGAAATACACGGTTTTTTTTTATCTCGCTCTCTGATGTATGTATTAAAATACTTTTGCGCTTTCTTCATTAAACTCTGGACGGTTTCAAGTTTTTCTTTTAATTCTTTTTTTTCTTTTTTCCAGTTCTTGACTTTAGCAGTTTCTACCCATACCTTAACGCATTCAGAGTTAAAACAATATTTTTGATTAAAGTGCTTAGCTTCAAATTTATCTTTGCAGTTTTTACAACGTGGCATCTGCTTGAAATATGTAAACATCCTCTACGTTACAATCAATGTTAGTGCATAAGTGTACGTTTATTATGCCGTCATCTTCTAAGTTAAAGTCTTCGTATTCGTGTTGCTCTTGCCATTTTATTGGCTCTGTGCATTGTGGGCATTTCATAATTCTAATTTAGATTGATTCGTGTTTTGTTTGTTTACAATTATGCCCCTTGCAATATCAAAGATGGTTTTTCCAGCTTTGTAATGCACAAGGTTTCTACCTATCTTGTTTATAAATTGCTTGCCTTTGTACTTAGTAAAATCGTACTTGTGAAATTCGCAGAGGTTTTGCAATTCTGTTTTGCCTTTTGCTGAACCAATAGTGGTTCTTATATCTGCCAAATCTAATGGTAAATTAAAATTAGTCCAATATAAATGTCTTCCTCTTTTTTTTGCGGCTATTAAAGGTTCATAGTATGGTATAACATTTTCCACAACATACTTGCCTGAAAAATGAGTATCCAAAAACAAAATTTCCTCATACAACTTTAAATCGGGGTAAATTCTTTTGGCTTTTGTATTCCAAAATCTTGCTCTGCTATGGCTTGGGCAAGGTGGCGAAGACCATATAAAGTCAAATTTTTGATAGTGGTCTAATAAATATTGGTGTGCATCTGCTACTATTACCTTGTCATTTGGGAAACGTTCTTGGTATAGTCTTGCAAGTTCTTCGTCTAATTCTACCGCAGTAACTTCGCAATTATCCCAAAGCAAACGATTACCGCCTAAACAAGCATACAGATTTAATACTTTCATAATTCTAATTTAGCATCGTTAATAATTTCTTTTAGCTTGTCTATTTCGTGTTTATGTTCTGCAATAATTATTTGATTTCTCAGATTAGATTTGCACTCCATGTGATACTCTTGCTCAAATTCTAAAAACACGTTGTGAAAATGCTCAATGTCCTCTGCGCTTTGCTTCATTGAATTTATTAAATCCTTTCTTGCTGGGTGTTTCTCTTCAAGCTCCTCAATGCTTTCTTTGAATTTGATTAGTACCGTCTTTAGGTTAATCTTGGCTTTTAGTATTTCTAAGGTGTTCATTTTTCTTTGGCGTATATTTTATTGTAAACGTTCGGAGCTGGATTCTCTTGCTCATAATATAAAAATTTTTCCTTATCAAACCACATTATGAGTTGCCCTATCTGACCAGCGGAGCGAGGCTTAATTTTATTAAAGTTGATTATGGCTTGATTGTAATTTAAGTCCTCTCGGTGTACCGTTATCATGCACTTGCCGCTGTTGAACCATTCGGATCCTCCCTTTAAATCGTATGGACTTGGAACGCTTCGCTTTCCGTTTATCTTTTCCGTAAGCTTAGGATGAATGATTGTATGCAGATGTAATTCATTATCCTCTGCGATTTGGTTTCGGTAAGGCAATACGACTTCTAAATATTGTGCGTATCCTCCAAACTCGTGATATGGATGCGATAGGTCTTTCCATGAGTCAATACTTGCTGTTTGTAGTCCGCTTTTTTGTTTAAGCTCAACCGCATAATCATAGAACTGAAAAGGAGTCATCTTTGCTTTTACATCTTTCTTTGTTAATATATGGAAGTGCTGAAATATCCAATCTAAGGAGTTTCGTATTTCTTTATCCTTTATTACATTCCGTTCTTTAGGATTGAAGCTCTTGCCTGTAAGTTTATGGATCAAATCCGCAACAATCTCAACGTTGCTTCCAACATCAGGGAAGTAAACTAAATGCTTCCAACCGTAAAACTTTGATGTATTCAAAAGGCACTCCATTAGAACTTGCGTTTTTCCTGACATTGGAAATCCTGTCCAA